CTAAGACTGTGTTATATTCCTTTTGTGCCAATTTATACATGATATTCATCGAATTAACATAGTCATCGACTAACTTATCGGCTTGCTTTGATCTATGTATTGAGTGATAATGGTCTTTTGCGGCTATAGTTTGGACGTTATTTTTTAGATAACGCCCAAACTGGAACTTTTTTTCTTTTGCCAAACTCTCTAAAGCCATGTCCGTTACTTTAGAGTAGTAATTGATTATATTATTAAGCATTTATCAGGTGGCTTTATTGTGGATATATACACCAGGTTGTTGGTTGGTCGGAATCAACAAGTCATGGTACATTTGGAAAGCATAGAAATAACCGTTACCGTCCATGTTGTATGCCTTGTCTACAATTTTAGGCTCCATGATTTTGATACATGGGCATACAGAAGGTGCATATGCAATCATAAAGTTAATATCTTTTCCTGCACCTTTTACATAATGTCCAGCTGTTTGACCGCCTGAAGTACCATCATAAAGAGTAATAGCAGTATAAAATCTATCTTGTGATACTGGAATTACTGGCATATCGTCAAACATAACGATATCTCTACTGATTACACCGTTGTTCTGTTGTACATTTCTGATAGGGAAAAACTCACCTGATTGTTTCATAAACTTATATACAGCATTTGAAACGAATAATATTCTTCCTGTACGTGGTACTTTTGCCTCATCAAGAGTATATACGCCTGTGTCTAAGGCTTCTATTACAGTATCATTTGTCAATGTTGCTTCTGCATCCGATCCGCACAATGTAAATATTTTTGAAAAACGATAAGCATCAATTTCGGCTGCAATGTACTGTTCAGCCAATACCTTTGCAAAGTCTAATATACTTGTCTGTGCTTCTGCTAAGTCCGAAGCATCTATAATATAACTACCTGATCTTTCTTGTTCTAATTTATAAGTAGTCCATGATACACTAGCAGTCCTTTTAGTATATCCACCTGTTCCAGTTCCATCTAACCTTGTGTAAGCTCCTAATCCTTGTACAGCTAAGGTTTTTATTTTTACTTCCTTCTCATTAGTGTTCTCAAAGCTCATTTGATAAGGACTTTTATTCCTCAACATTTCTGTAACACTTTGTAATGTAAATACTCTATCTATAAGATTTTTATAACTTACTACGTAATCTAAGCTATTTGCCATTATTTATCAACCTTCCTTAAACATATTATCAACATAGCTTGCCCACTGATTAGTATTACTATTGCCAGTATTGCCGCTATTGTTGCCACCACTCGGTGGATTGTCTTGCTTGTTAACTGTTTCAACAAACAAGCCTTTGTAATTCTCTTTCATGGATTTAAACTGATCGTCAAATCCTGTTAATTTGTCATTCTCAACTTTTACGTTGTCGAAATTAACCTTATCGATAAGCAAATCAATGTATTGCGCACCATTCATAATTAAATGTTCTTTTACAAGGCTCTTTTTTTGTACATTTTCAATCTGCCTATCTTTGCCTTTTAATTCATCAGCGAACTTAGTTTCTATTTCAGTTAATTTAGTTTTAAACGCTTCATTTTCAGCCTTAAACGTTTCAGATTCTTTTAACAACTTATTTGTATCTTCAAACTGTTTCTCATAAGTTGTTATCTTCTCGTTTGTAGCTTTTAACTTTTCGTTAACTTCGTTAAATCTTTGCCTAGTGATATAACCATCTAACAAATCAATCTCATTTGCTTTGATTCCCTTGTCGATTATTTGTTTGTATAGTTCCTCGCCTAGTTTTTCCTTTAATCTTTCACTCATTTAATTTCCTCCGCTCATTTTTACGGGTTTAGTCCCGATTGAATTTTATTTTTACGGCATCACAGCCGATTTTTTGGCATTAAAAAAGCCACCTTGGTAGATGGCTATATATATAAACTTTTAATTTTCTTTTTTAATTTTAGGTTTCTTCTTGCTTTCCTGTTCATTCAACATGTCTATAATTTCATTGACCTTGTTTATTACTTTTAGTATAGACATAGTGTTTTTTAATCTCTCAATCATGCTATTTTATCACTTTCTTTATTACTTTTATTTTTATTATCATTGGTATTACTAAAGTCTACTTGTTTATTTTGCTCTAATTGCTGATTAAAATTGTCTATGTTTTCCTGTTTTTCTTTCTCTAATAGTTTTAACTCTTTTTTTACGTCTTCTACAAATGGATGATGTTTTAATATAGTCTCATTACTAACTAATCCCATACTTTTTAAACAATCATCAATTTGCTCACTCTCATTGAATATCTGAGTGCGATTGAATATTATTTCGTCGCTAAGACTTAACTTATAATACGTATTTAGCATATATATTAATGGCTTATAAAATAGCCTAATTTGTTTTTCCATGTCGCTATTTTTCATGTCAAGATTAGCGTATTTACTTTTTATTAAAACATTGGTTATATTGCTACCCCCAAAGTCAAGTGAAGGGTCAACACCTCTACCAAGTATAAATATATTTTCTTTACAAAGTTTCAAGAGAACTTCTCTAGCTTCGACAGGTATCTCAACTTTTACAGGGTCAAAATCCCCATTTTCATCTAAAGGAATTGTTGCATACTTCAATAATTCTTCAGTGAATTTTTTTAAGTCCTGACCTCCATATCCTTTTAATTTCCAGACAACTTCTTGAAATTTTCTAACATTGTTTATAAATCCAGTGCTTATTTCATTATAGACCATGCATAATATTTCAATACTCTCTATGTCTGATTCTTTATTCTTATTATTATAAAGAGGTATAAAAGGTATAAAACCAAAGTTCTTGGGATTGCTTCCAATCTCTTGATCTTGATATTTCAATACTTGCATGTAATGAGTTTTTGTCTTAATATTGTAAGGCTCTTTGTTATCGTCATTTTTATATTCAAAAGACACCACTATTTCAGGTGTCCATATTTCAACATGTGTTATTTTCTGCTTTTCATCCTTGCTTTTGTCTTCGATATCCCAAAAACGCACAATATATTCAATATATTTATTGTAACTATCCCAAACATCTACTATTTGACAATCATTAACAGTTATCCAATCAAGTCTATTGGCTGTATTTATGTATACATGTAACCAGCTTTTAGAATCTAAAGAAGCGTTTAAGGCTAATTTATCAACAATATCTTCAGTGTTAAATTCTTCTGGTATATTTTTATCTACAGTTACAGGCTTTACAAGGCTATAATCGATTTTTTGGTTTACAAGCACCTTAAACCAATTAGTATAGACTTCTTGTGTGTTGTTTTGCTTAAATGTATGTATATCGCCGTTTTGAATAGTGTCAATATGATCAGGTTTTGCGCTAGGCTTATAATAATAATATTTTCTGCCTGGATATTGAGTTTTCTTTTTCTTTTCTATCGCTTCTATTATTGCTTTATAATCCATTATGCACCAACCTTATTTTATTCTTCTATATCTTCATCAACTATATTAACAGCCCTAAACTTCGTTTTCTTCTTCATCATATAGTCTATAACTGTTATTTCAGCAAATTCACTATTATTCATTTTTTCTATGGCTTCTATTTGTCCTATTAATTCAAGCTTTACAATGTCAGCATTTCCAACTTCTTTGATTATTTCTATTCTACGACAAGACATATCTTTTATAGGTATATTCTTACCGTTTAATTTTATTTCTGGTATTGGATATTCATTTACTGCTATTGCCATTTTTACTCCTCCATCTAATTAACTTGCCCATCCTAAACGTTTTTTATTATAAATCTTTGTATTGGTAAAATATCTCATTTCGTCACAACTATGGTCAAATACCTTAATTGGCTTATCTTCCCCTCTTTGCAATGCCTTTTCATCCCATGTGTAACTATATAATTCTTTAATAAGATTCTTGCAACCATTATCAATCATTATTTTACCTTCGTTAAATGCCGATGCGGTATTTGTTATTCCCTCTAATACATCATTTTTGGCATTTAAAACATGGAATTTTCCATACTTTTTTATTGTGGCAATAAAACTTGTTGCCGAAGGGTCTATAATCAATTCTCTTATATTTCTATTGCCTACAAAGTCAACAATATTCTTATAATAAATCTCATTATCAAGCTGTTTTCCTGTATCTTTTCCGCTATAAACATATTCTTTCAGTCTATACCATACACCATTTTTCAAACCCCATAGACCGCAACTAAAAGCATTTTGTACACCATAGTCAATAGATAAACAATATTGCTCAAATCCTTCGATTTTGCTTGTATCCATTGTGTGTATCTTTTCATCAAACATGTCATAGATAATACCCTCAGCCATTACCCATAGGCCGAGTATATATCGTTTAAAGAATAAACCCGAAAATATTCTCTTATATCTATCTTTCACTTTTTCAGATAATGTAAGATTATCATCCATTGTAAAATGCAGATAATATATAAGTTTTTCAATCGCTTTATCTATAAATTCAGTTTTAAAATAATGATGCGGCCCTTGTGGATTATCATTTAAAAATATTTTTGCACCTTCGACACTACATCTACCTATCATTTGATCTAAAAAACTTCTAGGAAATAAAGGTGCTTCATCTCCATACGCCCCAGCCGCCGTCAAACCTTGTAAAACATCTTGACTTGCTTCCGTACTCGCTCCATAAAGGTAATATGTATGATTCCCTATATCAATATAGTTTTCGGAACGATTATAATTGTATGGCCAATGCCATGTATTCAACATTTGAAGCATAGGCTTAATTACATTTTTTTTCAATGCCCCCATGCTTTTTCCTGCCATTATAAAGGATTCACTACTATTTTTAAATGTAGTTTGTGACCAATTCAAAAAAGAATCTATGCATGATATAGTCTTTCCAGATCTAATTGCACCATCAGCAATTACAATGTCATAATGTTTAAAGTCAGGATGTTGCCAAAAAAATTTTAATTTATTTTGCTTTTTGGAATATTCTTTAAATGTAAAACTAGCATTATTCTTCTTTTTCATCATCAAATACACTATCTAAAAATTCTTTATTCGGCCTTGTCGCTTCTAAATAATCATTTATAGCTTTTGTCCTATCTTCAGCATTATTTTCGTTATTAATATTTTGTTTTAATTCCATTATTTTTATCAATTTATCTAATACACTTAATTTATTTTCAGATATATTATTATTAATTAAGTTTTCAACATAACTTTTAATATCATCTATTCCATCAAATTTAATTGCATTTGATTTATAAGTTAATACTTTAATTAAAAAATTAAGGCTTTCTTTATCATCCTTTAATTTTATCTTTACGCCATCTTTGCCCTGTGAGACTTCGTCTACTAATTCAGTATTGACATTATTTGAATCTATTAATTCAACATAATTGCGTTTTATCCCATTAACATTTTTAGTTCCCCATTTGACGTAATCCCCTATATCTGCAAAAGCAATTCTTACATGCTTGTTAATTAATTTATTCAAATTTAAGTAGTCAATCAGTTCTGGTTCTTTTTGTAGCTCTTTTATTCTCCTTTTAACTTTTTTATCTTTCAAAAGTCTATACGCTTGAGTTCTAGCACTTTTTTCACCATATCCCGCTTTAATTACCGATCCTATGTCATCAAGAGTTCTAACAAAATATTGGCAAAACATTTCTTGCCTTTCCTCTAATTGTTCATTCATTCACCTAATCCCTTAAACTCCCTCATGTAATACTTTCTTTCTCTTTTTGTTATCCCTATATAAGTAAATGTAACTTCTATTGATTCGTGGTTAAACATTTCCATTAATCCAATAATATCTTTTGTTCTTTTATAATACCAATAGCCAAAAGTTTTCCTTAATGTGTGAGTTCCAAATGTTTCTGTACCATGTTTTTGCATTACTTTTGACATTATTTTATATATTCTATCGTAACTTATATAATTAACTTTCCCATTCTTTTTATTTCTTGATGGGAACAAATAATCATTCCTGTTTTTACCTTCACAATATTTTTTGATTTCTCTTTTTATATATGGGTTTAATTCAACTAATACTTCTTTTCCTGTTTTCTTTTCTATTATGTTTAATGCATCTTTATTTGAAGCATCTTTAACTCTTAAATCAATTGTATCTCCTGACCTTCTACCAATATTTATAGATAAGATAAAATAAAAATAATCTCTCTCATTTATACTTTTCAAATCATCTGCAATATCTTTTACTTTTTCATAATCTCTAATTGGTTGCTGTTTATTTTCCAGTTTTTTTCTTTTCATAAATTTTCACTTTTATATTAATATTTGTAATAATTTATTATTTAGTCTCGAATTATACATTTTAAAATTAGGGGTGACTGTTACATTTGGTGTTACATTTGACATTTGTCTGCTATTTATTCAAAATATTGTTATCAAATTCTAAGTACTTCATTATAACAAGCATACAAGAAAAATAAATAAAAAAATG